ATCATTTTCAGATATTTTTAAAACGTGAATAACTGATTCTGCATCTTCTAAAGATGTTGCAGTATATGGAACTACTAAATCATCTGCTGGTACAAATTTAGACACGGCTCTGTCTAAAAGTTCATCGTAATAAACTTTCTTGAAGGCAGAGCCGCTAAGAGGGAGATAAAAAAGTAACTGATCGAACTCGGGTTCATACTCTTTCATCACATTCATGAGTTGATAGTTCATGAAATTTTTTACTCTTGTCGACTGCTCTTCTTTTTGTTTTGTAACTGTACCCATAATCTGAGTATGTACTGGACCAGTCGCCGGAAGTAATTCTTTGTAAGCATGTGCTTGAAACTGTGTTATCGCTTCTGCTAATACAGGGTGTGTTGCACCACTCGCATTTGCAAATGGTTTAGATCTTGTTTCATATTTAAATCCTAATAAGTCTAGACCTTTTGTATATCCGTCCTCCCAATCTTTTCTAGATGCTTTGTATTGCATATAGTTTTCATAGAGTTCAGATCCTAATCTGCCTAAAACTTCTTCTGGTAATAAGTCTGCTAAATTATCAAAATGTTCGTTTGTGCCTGGCTGGTTTACAGCTTCTGGATCAAAAGTAATTGTAGCACCACCGTCTTCATCTTGTTCAACTTGGATATCATCTGGTCCAACTTGTTCTTCAATGTTTTCTTGAGAAGCTTCTACAACCTCTTCTTCACTAGGTAATTTTATTTCCTGCTCTACGTTTGGTAGAGTCTTGTCTATTGTTGACATGTTTTTTCTCCGAGTTCGATACTACTATAATCTTTTTTCCAGGAACATTCAACCCTTGTGGATGAGGCCCTCTTTTAGGCGGTATCGTAGTTGTTAGCTTTTTAGTCATCAAATAATCCCGATCCTTGTATTGCTAGAGATGCAGCAAGGCCACCTATACCTACTCTAGATAATCCTGTTAAAGCAGCTCTAGGTAAACCTAATCTAGCAACTTTTCTAATTGTTGGACTTAATCCTCTAGTTAGTTTTGGTGTTTGATCTGCAAATGCTGGGTACAAATAGTTAAATGGATTTGTTGCAATATCTTCAGGTGTATCTCCTTCAGCTATCTGTGATGCAATATCACCAACTGCAAACGGTGCTAGTAATGCAGGTGATGCTGCAACTCCTAGTCCTCTACCTAAAACTCTTAGACCTGTTTTTACAAAACCTTTTGGTTTTCTTTCAATACCAAGTGCCCTTGATTTACTTGCTTTGATTGTTGATGGTGCAGCTAGTGCTGTTGAAGCAGCTAACGTTCCACCTAAAGCAGGTAGTTGATAATCTAATATTGCAGGTCTTTCTATATCAATCGATACAGGTTGTGTTGCCATATCAACCAACATATTTTTTTGTTGATCTTCGTTCGATAAATAAGTTGATGGATCATCGTTTCTAAATGCTTTGACTAATCCTATTGCAGCTCCAACACCAGCACCGATACCGAATGTTTTTGCTCCTGGTGATTTTAAAAATCCTAATGCTGCGTTTTTAACTTTTGTTAACGGACCTGTAGATCCTTCGACCTGTAATATTTTTTGTGCAGCTCTTTCTGGGTCTTGTCTAATTACTGCTTCGCAAGTGCTGACCTCTCCTCCAATAGCTTTAGCAATTACATTTCTACAATTACCACTGTTAATAACTGTTTTTACAAACAAATCTAATTTTTTATTTTGTGGAACATCTAATTTTAATTTATCAATAGGATATCTTTTATCTCTTATTCCTACGGTCTTCTGATCTAAACTAGAAAAATATGCATTAGAGTGTGCAGCATTTTTCACATATTGTCTTACAGAGCCTTCATCAGTCAATAAATCTATTGTTGGAGTCTTATCTATAAGACTAACTTTTTGACCAAATTTAAAATCCATATCATCTAAATAACCCTTACCGTCAACCTTAGTTCTATTGTTAAAATTTTTTCTAAGATCTTGTATTTCAGATTTTAAAGATTGTTTTATAGATGGATCTGTTTCATTATTATATTGATAAACTAATTTTATTAATGGTGTATCAAATTGAGTATTTTTAAATTGATTAAAAGCTTGTGGAACATATTGAGCTTTTAACATAAAAGTTTTTGGATAAAAAGTTCCTGTATTTATAAGACCTTGAGGCGTAGCATGTTCTAACACCATAGCGTTTCCTTTTGTAAGATTAGGAAACTCTGTTTTTAGTTTTTTAAATACAGTTCCACGGTTTCTTTGAATGACTGCGAGAGAATTTTCTAAACGCACTCTTTCAGCATTTGATATATTAGTTCCTAATTTATCAATAATATCTTCCTCTAATGTTCTGAACTGAATGACTTCATATAATTTTTTATTAAAATCAAAACCTTTTTTCTGTAAATATTTACCTGCTGCAGAGTCTTTTCTAATTTTGTTCCTACCTAAAAAACCAGATGTTGCTTTTACTAACTCCTTATTCTCTTTTAACAATTCTTTTCTATCAACATCTGTCAAATAAAATTTAGATGCCATCTCATTTATATTTACAAAATTAGGATTGTTTTCTAAAAGTTTAACAGCCATCAAAGATTTAATCTGTTCAGGGTGTCTTGGAAAATTACCCGTCATTTTAAAACCTTCAGTTATTTCATAATTTCTTGGTAGTTGAAAATTACGTCCTTTTAAAAATTCGTAAGTCTGGTTTGCTGTTTTAGAAAACCCTTCTGGAACGCTAGTGTATTTTTTATCTTTTTTAAAAAACTTTACGGCATCGTCATATAATTTAGATGGACCATTACTAACCTTATATTTTGGGTCTGTTGAATTTTTCTCAATAAATTTTAATAAATCTTGAGAGTAACCTTTTTTAATTTCTATAAAGTCTGTCATTTTTTGTGACCCTGCTTTAGCTGCTTCAGCTCTACTTAGAGAGGGGATAACAAAAGGTTTTCGTCTATTATATTCAGCTGCTAAATCTTTTAAACCTTGTTCGGTTCTAGGAAAAAATTGTGTTTTTTTACCTTTGTAATCTGGAGATATGTTTGATGGTTGTCCAAACTGTAATCTAAAATACTCTTTTCCACCTTCAACAATAGGATAAACAACAAGTCCAGGTATTCTATTTTTTATATATTTATAGGGATCCACTACACCTCCAGGATGCCGGCAAGACCACCGCCTTTAAGTCCTGGAACGTCTATACCTAATTGTTTTTGAATATCTAAAATCTCATCTGGGAAGTCATCAGGATTTCTTAATACTTTGTGTAACATTCTAAAGTATTCTGTTTTTTCTTTTCCAACTAAACTTTTGTCTGTACCTAGACTTGCAAATAGTCTTGATATGTCTTTTGGTTTGATTCCGTATTTTGCTAAAGCTTGGTAACCCATTCTTGCTGCACCACCAGCAAACATAGGAACACGTCCACCCTCTGCAAATTCAAAATCATCAGGGCTAACAGACTCAGGATCAAAGTATCTACTAGTTATTGTATTACCTCTTGCATCTTTTACCTTAACTAAATTTTCTGCAAACTTTTGTATATCATCTGCTCCATCTAATCTTGCAACTGCCGCTGCAACTTTTGGTCCAAAATATTTTTGTACTAATAAAAATGGATCACCCATTCCTCCGCCACCACCTTCAGTCATAAATCTAAAATCATCTTGATTCATAACACCCGATAAAGTTGTGCCACCTGGAAAATCTGGATCTTCTAAATCTTTTATTCTATTTAAAAACTCTCTGGCATTTGCTCTAACAACTGGTTGTGCATTCTCTGCAACACCAGCGTTTAAATAAATTTTATTTACAATGTCATCTACAATTAAATTATTGTTTTTAACATTTTTAATTTGTTCAAGTCCCTCACCCGTAAATGCTCTTGCATCAGACGCAATAGGAGCCGCGATATCTTCTGATCCTCCACGTGAACCTGGAGGCGGTAAATCATCTGCCATAAACCTTAAAGACTCTAGTCCTTCTTTGTCTAGACCTTTAGTTCCTGTAACCATGTCTGTAATGTTAGCTGGCGCTGCAGGTGGAAAATAAACATTCTCCATAGTCTTCATATTTTTTAATAATTGATTTGCTTGTATGTCATTCAGTTTACCTGATACAGCATAGCCAACAGAGTTTGTTAATTCTTCTACTGCTTTTGATCTTGGTAATACACCTAATGCATCTGCGTTAATATCCATGTCCAACATCAACTCTGGAGATTTACCTTTACCTAAAAAACTTACATTGGTTTTAGTTCCAAGGACCTCATTAGTGTTCCCACCTAATTTTTTAAACGATTGAAGGATCGCATTTAATATTTCTCGTCTAGCCATAATATTCTAACCTACTTCTATCGGGTAACGGTTCGTCTTCGTACGAGTCTTTATTACGAACTAAGCCACCTTGTTTAATACGCATAATTGCCTGTGTTGTAGAGTCGACATAGTCATCGTGATCTCCAAACGGAAATGATGCGCACTCTTCCACAACTTCTTGAGCGAAATGTTCGTGCATAGGAGCCCATACTAATCCCATCTCAAAGAGCGGTGATACAGAGTTTACTCTTGCATGTTTATCATTTCCTCGGCTCGGCGTAAAGTTAATTACTGGGATACCCATATCTCTCAACTCTGCCGTCAGTGGTATACCAGAAGCTTTGGCCTCTACAATTACCATGTCAGGACGCCAATATATGTACTCTTCATGAGCAGCTTTTCTAAGCTCTGGAAACTCATACCGATCTTTGAAAGCGTTCAGTAATATAATATTTTGTCTACCATCATCATCTTTGAAAACTCCCCATGTCGTTATTGCACTATAGTCGGCAGATTCTTTTTTAAGAAAAGCTGTATCGTAAGATTGTATTATAAAATCACATTGTGGTGGATCTTTCTTTTCCCAGTCCCTCCACCAATCTCGTTTTAATATTGCACCTTCTTCAGCTGTTGGCTGTTGCATATACTGAGCGTTCCAGTTGTTAACAGGAATAGATGCTTTGGTTTTCTCTAACTCATCCTTGGTCCAGTATTCTGGCCACACGGGATTTCCATCAGGAAGCAGGGCAGGTAGTTCTACAACTTCCCATTCATCAGAGTTTTCTTCTCCCTGAGCCCTGATTAATTGTCCAGTCAAATCTTTTGTTGACCAACGAGTCATGACACAAACTATTCTACCACCAGGTTGCAAACGTTGACGTGGACCTGATGTATACCAGTTCCATGCTTTCTCGAATGACTTACTATCTTTTTTAATATCTTGTTCTTTGTGTGGGTCATCTATGATTAATAGATCAGCACCACGACCTGTGATTGCTCCACCGACACCGGCTGCGAAATATTCTCCTCCCTGTTCCGTTTTCCATTTACCAGCGGCCTGTGAGTCCTCCATCAATCTAGTATCGAATAGTTGTTTGTAGTTTGGTTGATCTATAAGATTCTTAGTCTTACGACCAAAGTCGACAGCTAAATCTGCCGTGTGTGTTGCTTGAATGATCTTTAACCGGGGATCGAGGCCAACCATCCATGCCGGGAGTAAGTATGAGGCAAACTCCGACTTTGTATGTCTTGGTGGCATGTTGATGATCAGACGTTTAATTTTCCCCTGTGCGAGGTCATTAAATTTTTTATTAATTTTTTTGTGGTGAGAACCTTCAATAAACTCAGGCCAAACGTATTTAACAAAACTCAAAAAGTCTTTTTTGATTATTGGCTTGGCTTTATCTAATTCTACACTCTTTTCTAAATCCAAAAGTCGTGCTTTTTCTTCTGGAGTCAATCCTGAAAAATTTTCCATAAAATTTTTTTATAATATTTTTTTATAACCCACTTTTAAAAGTTAGTCTATAAGAGTCTAAATCTTACATATATGTATGACTTTGGGACCCCTTGTCTGGTTTAGGGTGGGCCCTCCCATAATTTTCAAGCAAAAAATCAATATGTAGTGGTACCTCTATCGGTACACACTATGCAATAACAACATATGTTGTTTATGCATACCCTATGGGACTTTAAAGGATTTGGGGATTAGCCTCACCCCCAAATCCTAGCGAGATAAATCAGAAAGGCATTTCTGATTGTTCTTCTTTCACTTCATCAGTTAATACCAATGGTGTTTCCACTATTGATAAATCAACTTCTTGCAAGTGGTATGAAGTATTTTCTCTGTCCTCGTTCAATGTATCAAGGGCAAGAATTTTTCTCATAGCAGTTTCAATATCATACACTTTATCTTTGTGTATTTCATATCTGAAATTACCAAGAAATTTATTCTTTTTAATTATGAAAAATTTTTTATCTTTATATTCTTTTGCAGTTTTCATAATTTGATACTCCAACTATCTGATGCAGTTCTATATCCATCTGCATCTATATCAAAATAAGTCATCAACATTCGACCACTTTTTGATATCCAATATCTGCATTTATCTGTCCATAATGCATTTCTTGTTATTGTTTTCTTATCACTTGCTGAATAGTAAGTGATAATGAAAGGTTTATTATTTATCATTTGTTCTCGCTTTCTATAACCTTTTTGGTTATGGGATATATATAATATATCCCATATCCGATTTCAACAAATTAATTTAGGTTATCCACATTTTTTTGTTGTTGTTGCATATATGCAACTCTTTCTGCTATCTTCTGCTCTCTAGTTTTTTCAGTATTTTTCATGCCTTTAATTCTTTCAGCAAGATTTTTTGGATTGTAGATAACTAAACCACTAGAGTTTGTTCTGATTATCTCATGGTCTTTGACATCTAGTCCGAGTTCATTTGCTAACTCAATGCCCTCATCAAGCCATTTATAACCTTTAAGCCCAAGTTTGATTTCTTTCATTTGTTTCAAAATGCTTTCAATCCATTTTTCATGCGCCATGACAAAAGCACTCTTTTGTTTTTTCCATGTAATTAAAAAATCAAATTCAGATTTTTCACACGCGATAGACCTATCTCTACAATAATCTCTACCAATTAAATCTAATTGATATTTTTCATTCCACTCACGACCATATTTGGTTTCGTTATTTCTTCCACCACTTAATCCCAAATATTTTTCGTTGTTCTCAACAAACTTTCTTTTGTGTGGGTTGTCATCTTTATTCGCTTGTTCAATTAAGATATCAGCATTGCAATCTTCTTGTGCATTGATTTCATCTCTAAACAAAGCAAAAGCATAAGCACTATCTCGATTAGAAGAATAATTATTTTCTTCATCAATAGAACCATTTAATCTAAAATCAAAATGTTTTTCTATTGGTACATTTTCTTCAATAGTTTTTTCGCCATTGTAGTTTGTTTTTTCTTTGTTGCCTAAATAATGAAAATGAAAACAACTATCTTTCGCAATCGTTGAAACATTTTCAAATTTATTTTGAAGATAGTAAGCTTTCTTTACATCTTCTTCTGTATAGTGTCGTCTTACTATTTTTTCGGCAACACTCCAAGCCGTGTCGTTGATGTCCACTTGTTCGGCTTTCATGGTGTCGTACTTTCTTTTTTCTTGAGTATCTTCTTGTTGCAAGTGTACTTTTATTCTATTTGCAATTTTATTTCTATACTCATTATTTAGTCTTATTCTAGCCATTTGTCCTCTCTTTCTTTATGTTTATATTTAATAGCATAAAAAAGTTTTAAACTATTCTTGACATTTGTCAATAGGATATTATATTAAAATCTGTTATTTACAAAAACTTAACAACAATCAACGCATTGGGTTGAAAGGTAGTTCTAGTGTAGAATATTCAACCCAAGCAGAAAGGACAGAAAATGGCACTAAAATATTGCCAAAGTCATAAGTGCCATACTTATGACACAAAGGACAGAAAACGAGGTTCCAAAGGAAACCGAGTTAATCAAACTAGAAGAAGAAGTGATTTCTACTATGGTGGTGGAAATTTTTGCTCAATGAATTGTTATAATGATTGGGCAGATCACTTTATGAATAGAGCCATAGACCAAGTAAGTGGTCGGATTATTGAGCCAATAACACTAACAGAAGAAAATGCGTGGAATAAAAGAAGAAGTTATAACTTTGATAATGGAAGTTATACTCCGACTTATTATTGGTATAATATGGTTAGTGGTAGATTC